GCATCATATTTTTTATTAGGTTTATGAGATTTTTTAAATCCTATTAATTCATAAATATTCATACTTAAATATACCATATATTATTGAATAATTTAAAATTTTATCTTTAAATTATCCATTATAAATTCTTCTTGTTTTTTTATTCTCTTAATTTTATTTTTAAATTTTTCTAATAAATAAAATACTCTTTTATTCTTTTTATAAATACCAAATATTAATTGTAATTCTATAATACATAAATTATAAACATTCTTATAATCCATAATATATATTTTTAATTTAAATTTAAATTTTGGTTATTATCATTTACAAATTTAATATGTCTCTTAGATTTTTTATGAATATGAAATTGATGCTGTTTATAAGTTCCATGACATTCACATAATAATGATGGTTTATTAACAATATATTTTTTCATATATTCATTCTTTTTTTCTTTATTAATTTTATCAATATAATCAAAATATACTTCTTCTAATAGTGGTATTTTATTTTCAATACATTCATCAATTAATTTCTTTAAGTCTGTAATATGAATACTCATTATATTATATTATTATATTATATTATTTAATTAATTTTATTAATTAATTTAACTATAATATTCATTTTTATCTACTAAAAATAATAATTGTCCCAAAGCATTTATTAATTGTTCTCTTGACATTTTACTTATTAATATTTTTAATCCATATTTTTTATAAGTTCGTTTTACTAAACTTTTTAAAGATTGTAAAGGCAATGTATGCCATCTTGATTTTGTTAATACTTCTATTTCTTCTTTTTCAGGAACATTATATAAATCTAATAATTTTGTTATTTCATCATCTTCTGTATATTTCTTTTTTAATGAAATTGGATTAAATTCTTGCCATGATATAATTCTTTTTTCTTCTGGTGAAAGTTTGTCATATAATTCTTTCTTTTTTTTTAAGTATGACATTATATATTATAACACCAATAAAATAATTATAAATAGATTTATAATTAATTTAAATATGATACATATTTTGTTATATCTAAGTTATAATTATTTGACTAATTTAAGTATGATACATATTTTGCTACTTGTATTATATATTATGGCAATTTATGTATCATAATTATGTTCTCATAATATACTCATCAATAATATCAATATTAGATAATTTACGATATGTTAATCTTGTAAATTTTCCATCTATTCTTTTATCAATTGGTTTACTTTCAAAGCATAATCCCCAGTCAGTAAAGAATTGACTTATTCTACTTTTAATAAATGTAATCTTACTTTTATTGAATAATATTTTAAAATCTTTTGTATTCATTTTCGTCTCAATAACTTTTTCAATATTCTTTTTGTATTCAGCGTACTTGATTTCAATATCTCTATTATCTAAATCAAATCCTATGTCCTTTATTATTTCTTTTATCTTTGCTATTTGTTTCTTAATAATATTCTTTTTAGCATCATTTAAATTTGTTATTTCTTCTTTACTTACTAAATTTAAATAATTTTCTAAAATATAGTCTTTGTCATAATGATTTTTAATGATTGTCTCATCAAGTTCTTTTAATAACCATTTCTCTTTCATTCTATATTTATCAATTTGATATTGTTGATTTTCTGTAATTTCTTTATTCTGTCTTTGTGTCTCTAATAATAATCTATATTCAATATCATCAATATTATCAGCATTATTTATATTTGTTATTTTTTGTTCTGTTGATTTAGTAGATATTTTTATTTTTGGATTTTCTAATTTTACATAAGTATGTCCTTTATCATGTATTAAATTAATGAATGAAGCAATCAAATAATTTTTAGTATTATAATACTCAACATCATTATGAATAATAATATTTAATAAGTTAGTCTTTTCCATATCTCCGTATTTTGATAATCTAAAATCATCAAATGTATATGGATATAAAAATGTTTCATATTTTATTTGGTCTTCATTAAAATAACAAAGTATATTATTATCAGTATAATATCTTACTCTATTAATCATTTGTGACAATGCTCTATATGTTGTACTTTTAAGAGAAAGTATAATATAACATTTATCAAAATATTTTTTATTAAAATCAACTCCTGCTTCTACTGCTGGTGAATAAGTTAATAAATCGCATTTATTCCATTCTTCATTTACATTCATTAATTTTGTTTTATCTTTATGAAGTCCAGTATGTTTTATTACATTATATTTTTCATTATAAAGTTTATCATAATAATCACACTCACCAGCACTCATTGAAACAATAACAACTTTTTTATTATCTTTTAAATCTTCATCAATCTTATTATTAAAATGTTCTTTATCACTTGTCATAATGAAATGCTTTTTATTTGGTTGATATGTATTAATATATATTTTATAATCCATGAATAAATTATTAATAAAGTCATAACTCCTATCACTTAAATCACCATCTAAACAAATAATCTTTTTTGATTTGTATAAAATTTGTTCTAATGTATTATTTATTTTGAATTGATTTATTTTATCATATGACATATGATTTAATATTCCTTCTATTTCATCTAAAACTACTAAATCATAATTATTAATATTTCTTGCTTGTGTTTCTAAAAAATATTTTTGTGATACTCTTTCAATACTATCTAATTGAATAATTAATCTATTCTCATTACAACAATTAACATCTTCATCTAAATAAGATTTAAAATTATAATCTTTTCTTAATTCTTCAATTAATGAATATGCTAGACTTTGTCTATAAGTAATAAATAATACTTTCTTAAATTTGTATTCATTCATTAGTTGTTTAAATAAATATGTCTTTCCAGTTCCATAAGATGATTTTATCATAAGACATTTATATGATTTTAACCAATTAGAATATATATGTTTATTATCATCAGTATATAAATATTGTGAATTGATATTATTATAATATTCTTCATATTTATCTTTCTTTAATTTTCTTAAATGTTTATTATAATAATTATAATCTAACTTAGAACATTGTAATAATATTCCTTCTTCATCAAAATTAATATTATACTTATTATCACCATAGAACATTTTAATATTTTCTTCAATTGGTTTATTTTTATATTTTTGAACTTTAATACTATACTCATGAAATAATTTAGAACATTCATAAGTATTATTTAAATGACGACTAAAATATGCTATCTTATTCCATGTATCATATTTATCAAATTTACCAGCATTAAAATAAATATTATAAATATGTTTCATAACATCAATATCAAATTTTTTAATTTCAGTATTTGGTAGATATTCAATTATTTCTCTATTTATTTTTTTGTAGTATGTTTTTACTTCTTCTTTCTTATTGTAAGTATTCAATATCAATTGATTAACCCAGTCAATAGCATAGTCAGGTACTTCTACTAACCGACTGCTTTTAATAATTTCATAATTGTATTCATTATTTTCATTATCATAATATTTAGGACAGTAATATAATTTATTACAATTAATATCTGCTATATCACATAATATTCTTCTAATACCTTTTTGACTTGGTAAAATTTTATTATTATTCAAAAAATAAAAATGAAATCCTTTTCTTGTTTTAATATAAAATTTACAATCTTTCTTTAATCTTTCTAAAATTAAACATTGCTCTGGTTTATCAATATCTATTGTTGTGATATTAGATGTATCAATTTGAATGCCATTAGGTTTTATCATATCACCTCTAAAAAATATTGGTTCATAATAATGATTAACATTTTCATATAATTCTTTTTTAGGATGAATAGTATTCTTTTTTAATTCTCCATTTTCATTTAAATAAGCATTCATGTAAATCCCAGAATATCGAAAATTTTTAAATACATCAAATATCATATATAATATTATAATTTATAATAATTTTTATATATTTAACTAAATTAAATAATATTAATTTTTAATTAAATTAATTATATTCTTATATATAAAATTAATATTAATATAAAATATTCATTTAAAGTCAATAAATATGAACTTAATTTCAATCTAAACATAAATTAAAAATTTTTAATTTAGTATTTATATCATTAAATATATTTTTTATGTAAATATTAAGTTTATATTTATTGACTTTAAATGAATAATTTATATTAATATTAATTTTATATTTAAGATTTCTTTTTAAATGGTGGAAGATTTTTAGAACCTTTTATTTTTTGTTTTAATTTGATTTGTTCTTGTAAATTCTTTTTATCAATTTCATTTATAGTTAAAGGAGTATTAGAATTGATACGAATTGTAGGACGATATACAGGATAATTTAAATCACCTATATCACGCCATTTTTCTTTTATCCACGATGATAACTTTTTTTCTTTACCATCATCAGCATAACGACCTCCTAATGATTTATATAATTTTTGTATTGCCATACTTCTATATGCTGAATTTTTTTTATAAATACTATAAACATACATTTTTACTAATTCGTATAACTTTTTATCTAATATTATCGGCATTATATTTTATATATAGAAAATTAATATAAAAATTAATTTATAATTTAATAATATAATGGATACTAATTTACTTCGAGAAGATATAAAAATAAATCGTCCTAAAATTACAGATAATAGTATTAAAACTTATATATCAATTTTGAAAAATATATTTGTCAAATATCATGATGAAGATGATGAATTTAATATTCATTGGTTTGAGAATGAAAAAAAACTTATTAATAAATTAAAGGATGTACCACCTAATATTAGAAAAACTTTGTATAGTGCTTTAATTGCTATTAATGATAATAAACATAATCAACTTTATAAAAAACAAATGATGATTGATGCTGAACATTATAAGAGTGAAAATTTGAAACAGAATAAAAGTGAAGCTCAAAAAGAAAATTGGGTTACACAAGATGAAATAAAAAAAAAGTTTGATGAGATGTTTAAAAATATTAAGGGATTATGGACAAAACCAGATTTGAATAAATATGAATATCAAAAATTACAAGACTTAATATTAGTAGCATTGACAAGTGGTATTTTTATACCACCAAGAAGAGCAATTGACTGGTGTGAGGTTGTTATAAAAGATATTGATGATAAGAATGATAATTATATTAGTAGAGGTAAATTTTATTTTAATAAATATAAAGGTAGTGATAAAAAAGGACAACAGATTGTAGAAATACCAAAACCATTATTATTACTATTAAAAAAGTTTATAAGAGTAAATCCTAATAAATATTTATTGGTAGATAGTCAAAATAAAAAAATGAATTCATCAAAGATTAATCAACATTTAGAAAGAATATGGGGAAAGAAAAGTGGAGTAAATATTTTTAGACATTCTTATTTAAGTGAAAAGTATCCTATTTATAATGTAGAAGAATTGAAGAAAGATGCTGAGAATATGGGCACTAGCTCTAACATGATATTGAATACATATATAAAAAAAGAATAAAATTTATTAATATACATTTTCTACATAATCTTCTAATTTATTTCGTTCTCTTAATAATCTTAATTCATCTTCATGATATAATTTTCCTTCATTTATTAATTTGTTAATTTCATTTATTCTATTATAAATATCATCAATAGATGTATATTTTTTTCCCAATATTTCAATTAAGTTTATTTTTTTTATTGGTTTATTTTTTTTAATTTTCTTTGGTGTTTCAAAATAACCTAAATTTTTTTTTTCTGGTAAATTAAAATAACCTAAATTTGTTTTTTTTGTTTTTTTAGGTATTTTCATATTTTCAATATATTCTTTTTCATGTAATAATTCATTTTGTGTTTCTCTATTTATATTTTCGTGTTTTTCTATTAAATTTTTTAAATCATCTAAAAATTTTTGTTTGTATTGTGCTTCTGTTATTTCTCCATAATGTGATACTTTACCTAATTTTTTACATACATCATAAGAACCCATAGATTTCTTTTTTGGTTTATTACATTCTAAACCACAGTAATATTGTTTATTAAGTTCTTTCTTTTCTAATTTTTTAATTTCTGATAATGCTTTCTTTTCTACTTTTTTAATTTCTGCAGCTGCTTTCTTTTCTGCTTTCTTTGTTTTTGCTTTTTCTTGTTTTGCTTCTAATTTTTGAAGTTTTTTACGGTATTTATCTTTTACTTTTTGTACTTTCTTTTCTGGTATATATTCTTCATCATATTCTTTAACATATTTTTCTAAATCATTTAAATTTTCTAGATTTTGTAAATCTTCTAAAAATTGAACATTTCCAAATTGTTCTGGATTACGAACCATATAATCGATTAATTCATAGTCCTCTTTTTCTCCTCTGCCATAACGTCTAAGCATATATTATATTATACTATTTTATAAAATAATATTATAGATGTCTATTTATTATCAATTAAATCAAATAGCAGAAGAAATTGAAAGATTAGAATATAAATTAGAACAATTAAAAATAAAAGAATTTAATTTAGAAAAAATACAATTAAAAGAATGGATGAAAAATAAAATTTATAATGATTATGTTTATAATGATATGTATTGTGATATGATGACAGAATTAGATGACATAAAACATTTAAAAATAGTTAGTAGAAAATTATTTTTAGATAAATTAGATAAACCAAAACATATATTTGATGATTTGAATTTATTAAAATTATTATTTGAATATTATTGATACATAAATTGCCATAATATATAATACAACTAACAAATTATGTATCATATTTAAATTAGTCAAATAATTATAACTTAGGTATAACAAAATATGTATCATACTTAAATTAATCAAATAATTATTTATGATGATTTGTATGATGATGATGTTTATTATGATGTTTAGTTTGTTTTTTATCAACTATACAGCATGTTGATAAACATTTACTATGACATTTAATATTATTACATAATTCATTATCTTTGATTTTAATATTAGGTATTTTTTCTTTATTCTGGCAAGAACCCATGAATTAATATAAAATATAAATATAAAAATATATTATATATATGAATATTTTACCTATTGAAGAAGTACCAGAGAATTTACAATTAACAAAAGAAGAAATTATTAATGAAAGATGTAAATTAATAGAAGGACAAGTTAAAATATTAACTGATGAAATTGATAAATTAAAATTAGAAAATGATAAATATAAATCATTAATAGCAGAGTTATACACAAAATTAAATGAAGTATATTTATTAAGTGATAGTGAAAGTTTTGAGGATGATAGTAATTGTGCTACTGATGGAGAAGATGAAGAAGATGAAGAAGAAGAAGAAGAAGAAAAAGAATAATTTATTTTTAGTATTTTTATTATATTTATTAATTAGTAAATATAATATGGCAACTCATGGATTATTACAAGAGAAAAAAGAAAAAGAAAGAAAAGAATTAATAAAAAATATATTTAGAAAAAGAGTATTTCCAGATGATTATAATAGTGATGAAGCAAGTGCTATAAAAAGAGTTGTATATAATCCTATGGACATAAAAGTTAAAAAACTTATTAATGATGATAAAATTGTTATGTTGTATGGGACATCAATTTTCAAAGGATTTCCATTAGCAGGGGATATTGATTGTATGGAGATTATACCAATACAAACACAATCAAAAGCATTACAAAATATTGTTAATAAATTAATTACAGATTTTGAACAAAATAATATATGGTATTTTATTGGAGATATTAAATGTGGTATAGTATCTAAATTTAAAAGTTTATCAAAATATATTGGACAATATAAAAATAGTAAAATAATTGATTATAATTATGAAGCATGTAAATATTCTTTTAATTTATCTACTGATTTTAAACAAAATAAATTAATACTACCTAAAAAAATTACAAATGATAAAGAATTTATTGAATATTTAAAATGTTATGATTTAGCACATGAACTAATAACAAGAAGATGGTCTGTTGATGAAATTAAAAATGGATATCAAAAAAATGAAGATGGAACAAATTATAATTTAAATGAAGCATGTTATGATAGTCAATTAACAAAATTAGATTTGTATTATTGTGGTAATACTAAAATATTAGAATGTACAAATACATTTATGAAAAATGAAAAAATTAATTTAAATGATTTCAATGATAGTTTAATTTTAAATATGTTAATTCAATATTATGTAAAAGATAAAAAAATGAAAGCTGTGAAAAGATTATTAGCATTAACAAGAATATTAAAAGAATGGGATATATGTTTAAAATTACATGATTTTACCCAAAGAAGTTTAGCAGGTAAATATAATAGTATTGTAAATAATCTAAAAATTTTACAATATATTTTTGAAAATTATGGTTCAACATTTCAATTAAATAAAAATGATGAAAGAACTAAAAATTTTTTATCATTTATTATTTCTATACAAACATCAATTCAAAAATTATATGAACCATACAAAAAAGAATACAAAATAATAATTGATGATATTGATTTTAAATTATTAAATTTTATAATTGATGAAGATTATAGCAGAGAAAATTTATCCATAATTAATAATTTTATAAATGGAACAATTATATATTTTGAAAAAGAAATCGATAATTTAACAAATAAATTTATTAAAGAGAATAACATAGAATTAATATTTAAAAAATATATGAAATATTAATATATGAATAATAATTGTGATATGGATATTGATGATATTATACCTAATCTAAAAATGAAACTTTGTGTGGTTTGTAATAAAAATATTGTTAGTAGAAATTATGCCAGTCATACTTATACAGCATCACATAAAAAGAATGTAAAAAAATTAGAAAGTAATATGGATATTTTACCAGATGAAGAAACAATAAATTTACAAAATATAAAAGTTGAATTATTAGAAATAAAAATAAATATAGAACAATTAATTATTAAAATTGATAAAATTAAAAATAAATATGATTAATATATAAATTATGGATAATATTATGGATGGTTTGAAACACAATAATTTATTAGAAAAAAGGGGAAACGGTTTTTTAGATAAAGCAAAAGAATTTGTTAAAAAACATAAAAAGAAAATAGCAGCAGTTAGTGGAGCAGTTTTAGGTACAGCAGCTTTAGGTACTCATTTATATCATAAATATAAAAAACCTCAGCAACATGGAAGTAGAAGAAGTAGATTATTACTTGAACAACCACCACCATTAGAAGATATACCAAGACCTCAACCTCCACTAGTTGAAAATATCCCTAGATTAGTAGCTTCGGATGTAGAGCATAAAAGAGATAGACGAGATAGTAGATTAATTGAACCTGTATATGATGAAAATATTATTGGATTAGGAAAAAAAAAGAATTCTTTATTAAAACAAGTTCAAGCATATAAAAAACAACATGGATGTACTTTAAAAGAAGCTTGGGCAGCAGTAAAATCTAAACATGGAAATGGTGTATTAGATAAAGCAAAAGAATTTGTTAAAAAACATAAAAAGAAAATAGCAGCAGTTAGTGGAGCAGTACTCGGAACAACAGCTTTAGGTACTGCAGCAGCATTAGGGCATAAATATCATAAAAAACGTAGAGTAGATAGATTAATTGAAACATATTTAGATCCGAATAATCCTTATTTTTCAGAAAATGTACCAGAAGAAAGACACCCTTTACATAGTTCAGCATTAGATATATTTAGACAAGCCCCCCAACCTACTGAATTAGAATTTCCCGAAGATGAAAATGTTTTTAGACCAAGATCAGAAAATAAAGGAGATGGTATTAAAGATTTTTTAAAAAAACATAAAAAGAAAATAGCAGCCGCAGCATTAGGAACATCAGCATTGGGTATAGCTGCAGCATTAGGATATAAAAAATATAAAAGAAATCAAGACTTTACAAGTTCTATAAATCCATCAGATGAGTTTGATACGGCACCTAATATTTCATCTAGTGATTGGGAAGATAGAGCAATAGAATCAGAAAGAAATCCTCTTTATTTTTTAGATGAAAATAAAGGAGCTGGTATTATAGATAAAGCAAAAGAATTTCTTAAAAAACATGAAAGGAAAATAAAAAGTGGATTAATAAAAACAGGAGTATTGAGTGTTGGACCAGTATTAGGATTAACGGGATATGCATTACATAATAAAGTACAAAGGTATAGACAAAATTTAGAAAGGGATAGACAAAATTTAGAAAGAGAAAGAGAATTAGAAAGAGAAGAACAAAGACAAAGAGCAGCTGAAATGGATAGAAGAATTAGAGAAAGACAAGAAAGTGGAGCTTTTGAACAACCTAACCCTGTATATAGTTTAATATTTTCACAACCAGAAGAAAGGAATGGTAATGGTTTATTAGATAAAGCAAAAGAATTTCTTAAAAAAAATGAAAAGAAATTAAAACAAGCAGCAAAAGCTGCCGCAGCTTTAGGAACAGCAGCAGCAGGAGCACATATATTACATGATCAATATAATATACAGCGTAATTTAATGAATGATGAAGCACAACGACGAAATGTATTATATAATCAATATAGAGACCAAATAATAAATAATTTAGAAGAACACTGGGCAAGACAAAGAATACAAGAAGCAATTGACAGAGAAAATGCACAAGGACCAGGTATGGATGGCTTAGGCTCACGAGGTGGAATGAAAATGCTACCTAATCCCAATAATCCAGAGACAGGATTGTGGGAAGGTTATGAGAAGCCATTATGTAGATGTGGAAATACTCATGATGTAATTTTAGAGAAATTAGGTGGTTTAATACATCTAGCAAAACTAGCAAAAAAACATCATTACAAAATTAAAAAAGGTAAAGGGTTAGTATCTAATTTACATTCTGGAATTACAAAAGGTTTAAATTTACTTGGTAATTTAAGCATGGATGCTTTAATAGAAATAGGAGTGGGAATATTAGGAGAAAGATTTAGAAAAAGTCTAACACGATTAATAAAAAAATATGGTTGGAAAAGTCTAAATTTTATTAAAAAATATGCCCATAAAGGTTTGACTTTTATTAAAAAAGAAGTTGAAAAAGAACTTGAACCATTGGGTTCTGGATTATGTAAATCTTGTCCTAAACATTACGAAAAAATGTATAAAGGTGGTATTATAAAACAACAAGACTTACATAAAATGTATGGTGGAGTTAGTGCTGAAATTAGTAATTGGTTTGTTAAAGGTATGCACTCATTAGGAGATATAATAAAAACAATTATACCGGGACCAATTGGAGCAATTGCTGGATATATTCCAAGTAAATCAGGTAAAATAGCTGAATTATTAAGTCCTAATTATCATTATAAAGACCCATTAGAAGAAAAAGGTAGTGGTATGTGTGGAGGAGAAGAAGAAAGCAGACTTGAAAAATTAATTGATTTAATCCCATTTGATATATTAGGTTCATTAGTTAGAGATAAAGTTAGTCATACTTTGGGTAATCCTAATACCATTTTTAGTATGTTTGAAAAAAGAAAAGGAAGAGGTAAAAAAGGTGGAGAAAATAAACTATCAATAGGGAAACAATTAATGAATTTATTTCCTTATGAAATTTTAAAAGAGATTGTAAGAGAATTTGTTAATATGCCAGAATATGCTATTATCCCAGAAAATAGACGATTACATTGGAATAGAGTTGGAGGAAGCGACGAACCAGAAATGAAAATATTACCAACTGATGAAAATAAAGAAGAACAAGAAATGGCACATATTTTACCTTATTATGGTGATGGAAATAGTAAGAATGATTATTATAAATTACAAGATCCAAATTATAATACTATCATACCATTAGAAGTTAAAAATAATAATAGTGATTACAAGCAATATAACTATGGTATGAAAAATCCATTAAATGGTGGTAAGAATAAAAAAAGTAAAAAGAAATTAACAAAGAAAATGATTAAAAAAATATTATCAAAAAAGATTGGTGGAAAAAGTAAATCTAAAAAACTTAAAAAGAAAACATTAAAATTTAAATTGTAAGTATTGTTATTGATTGATTATTATATTTTATATTCATATAATATAATAATGAGTAATTATGGATTTAGTTTATCAGCAGGACGTAGGATTGCGAAGTTAATAACAAATAATAAAAAGAATGATAAAACTATTTATTTGTATAATCCTAAATTTATTGGTTGTAGTGATTGTAAAAATAATAAAACATGTAAATGTCATGAAGATAATTGTTGTACTAAAAAATATCATGATGGAGCAGAAGAAACATACCCAATTTTAAAATCACCTCCTACTACTAAATTTATGGTTGCACCAACAAACATCCCCCACAATGTTTCAAATATTTATATAACTGGTAGCCAGGGTTCAGGGAAGTCAATATTTTGTCGAGATTATTTAAAAGTATTTCTAAATATTTATAAAGATACTCCAGTTATTTTATTTAGTGAAGGTGAAAGAGATGACGCATTAGACCCTTATATAACAAAAAGAATTATGCCTAAAAGTATAATAGAAGAAGATTTAAAATTTAGTGATTTTCAAGAAATAAGTGAAGATTATGGACAGTTAGTTATTATATTTGATGATATTGATGCTTTACCATCAGACAAAAAGAATAATATTAAAAAAGCAACATATGATTTAATGAATAGTATTATTAATAATTCTAGAAAGTATAATATACATGTATTATTTACAAGTCATAATGCCTTAGAAGGACATTATACAGGCACTATGATTAGAAGTTGTAGTAATTGGGTATTTTTCACTAATACAGCAAATAAAAATATTGAAAGATGTGCTGGAACTTATTTTGATATTGATTTAAATAAATTTAAGAAAATTAAAAAAATGGCAGAAGAAGAAAACTCACACTGGATTTCAGTTTGTAATACTATCCCTAAATGTATAATTACAGAACATTCTATTTATAAATTAGATGATGTTTAATTTAATTATTTTGTATCCCTAATTTGTAAGTTGATAGTTAGTTTAATTATTTGTATCCCTAATTTGTAAGTTGTATTAAATATTATGGCAAATTAGGGATACAAAATAATTATAATATTAGTATTATTTATATTAATATTATGAATACATCAATAAGCGATAGACAAATAAGAGAATTATTTAATAATAAAGCAAATGTTTATTCATATGATGAGATTTATAAACATCGTTCTATTAATTCATTATTAGACCCTTATGGGTTTTGTATAATATTATATATATGGGAAGATAAACCATCATATAATGGCCATTGGGTATATTTAGGATATCACAAAAAGAATGATACATTAGTATTCTTTGATAGTTTGGGGCATGATGATGAAGATTTATTAGATAAAGTAGATAAACCAGTTTCTATTAGAACTCATCAAAGTTATCCATATTTAAGTAATTTAATTGATGAAAGTAAATTATATTGTGAATATAACCCTAAACAATTACAACAGTCAAATTCAGCAGTTTGTGCAAGATATTCTTGTTATATTGCTAGAAATATGTTTCGTTATAAAAATTTATATGACTTTGTTAATAGTAATTTTACTAATGATAGAAAGAAAAACGATGAGAAAATTCTTTATCTTACACAAAATTATTTTTAATAAATAATCAATTAAAGATAAAAAAAGATAAATAAGTATAATGGAAAGTAATAGATATCAACAAGGAAAAATATATAAAATTATTAGTCCTCATACTGATAAAATATATATTGGTTCAACTTGTAAAAAGTATTTAAGTCAAAGAATAAAAGCACATAAAGATGATTATAAAAGATGGAAAAATGAAAAAAGAAATAAAGTAAGTTCATTTGATTTATTTGAATTAGGCGAAGTTGAAATAATATTACTTGAAAATTACCCTTGTTCATCTAAGGATGAATTACATAGTAGAGAAAGATATTATATAGAACAGAATATAGATAATATTGTTAATAAAGCAATACCTACAAGAACAAAAAAAGAATACAAGCAATTAGAAACTTATAAAGAACAACAAAAAGAATATGTTAAAGACAATATAGAACATATTAGAAAATATAGAAGAGAATATCAAAAAAGTGATAAAATGAAAGAATATAAAAAAAAAGAATTTATATGTCATTGTGGTTATATAACTACTAATAATAATAAACATTATCATTTAAAAAAACATAGTAATGAATAAAATAATATAATATTTAAATCTTTTATTAATATATTATATTAATAAATGAGCTTATCCCAAGACCGCGACCCAATCTATTTAAATGTATGTACTATTACTGGTATAAATTCTAATGCTTCTCAAAATCTACAAAATCAACCAGCAACAATAATATTTAAAAATGAAGATACTATTGCTAATAATCCAGATAATTATTATTTGTCATTAAATAGAGCAATTATAAATACTAGTTTATGTCCAGCTTATATTTTTCCTATTAAAAATGGATTAACTCAAACTAATAGTAATTTAAGTCCATATAGTATAACATTTGAATATTATAGTAATGCTAATACATTAATATATTCATATACAAGAGAAATATATTACCAACCTCAATTATTTGACCAAGTCCCATTACCTCCATCACAAAATGGGGGATTACAAGACTTCACAAATGCTCCATTATATTATTTTGTTTATGATGTTGCATGGATGCTAAAAATATTTAATGACAATTTAAATTATATTTATTCTTATTTTATTAATCAATTATCAACAGTCCATGGTATTACAATTGATACAACCTCACAACCATTCTATACATTTGACCATTCAACTCGTTTATTTTCATTAAATTTTGTTAAAGAATATTTTGACCAAGATGTATATCCTCAAATATTAATGTATCAAGATAGCGTATCTGGTGATTTATTTGGATGCCCTAATAACTTTTATGCTAATGAAAATCTAACAAATTATTTAATGTCATGTTATGATTTATTTAATAATAATGTATCATATCCTAACATTAATAATAAAGATTATTTAAAAATGACTGCTGATAATTCAACATTAAATATTTGGTGTCCAGTTAAAAGAATATTATTTACTATTAGTGATGTACCTATAAAGAAATTAGAAATTGAAAGTTCATTTAATAATATACCTTTTGAAGCACAACAGAATAATTCATTAAATTCTATATCACGACCAAATTTAAATATATTCTTTGACCTAGCAGTTAATCAAGATGAATATGGTTTAAATAAAAATCTTGTCCAATATTCTGTATCATCTATTGCTGAGAGTAGATTAGTGGCATTAGGTTCTGGGCAACCTATAAGAAACTTTATAATTAATATATATTGGGTTGATACTTTTGGTGAATATAGGCCATTAACATCAGTAGCCAATACACAAAATCTAATTAAACTAGCTTTATATAAAAAGACTACTATGCTATTATAAAATTTAATATAAAATTCATAATTATTTATTACACACTATAAATCAATAAATAATATAATATAAATATTTTATTTATATTTTAAATGTATATATAAAATGTCTAATGTTCCCGGAGGTATGCCAATAGCTACTGTAATTGATAGTGTTGTTGATTTTACATCTAAGCCAGCTTTTCTTGCGAATGATAATAAAGTCGATTCGGCATTTTTTAATGTTTTACCGATAAACAACTACAGCTCATCTCTTATTTCAGTTAAAATTAATCTTTCAAATGCTATGTCCCAAGTGTTAGACCGTGTAATGATTATGACTGTACCAATTCAATTTAATATTACTGGTTCTCGTGTTGGTGGTTCTGCTGATGCTCCACTTCTTGCTGATGGTGAGTTTGGTGTTCGTAGTAATGCCTTTCTTAAATGCTGTAATGTGACAAGTGCTCTGCTTGGTTCTGCTGCTAACTATTCTTTTCAAAGCGACAGTGGTATTATTATTAATGCTCTTGAAGCATCTGGGCCTATGCCTTCATGGTGTCGTCAATTAAATAATATTGATAATCAAATGGTTGATAATGTAGCAAATTATGATGATGCTTTATATACTAATAGAAGTGTATTAGGATTATTTAATAGCAACAGCGGTGTAGATTTAGGAAGAGCCGCATATGATATTACAGTGACAAATAATGACCCTACTGCTGCATCTATTGTTGTAAATTTTAGATTTGCTGTTTTTGTTTCTCCATTTTTACAAGATATTCATGTAAATGGTGGTTCTCCTGGTTTGTCTCATATTGATAGTGTAAATCTTAACTTTGCCCTTACTAATCTAAATACTCGTCTTCTATCCTTCGCAAGAAAGACTAATAACGGCACTCTTAAAATTGATAATGTACAACCATTATTTGGACCCAATGTTGCTGGATTACCTAATCCTGTTATTGAATTCACAACATATAATATTATCTCATCTTACTTTAAACTACCCGCCCAAGTTGATTATAAACTTCCTGTTATTGACCGATATTCAACTCTTATCGGTGTCCCTTCTGGTTCTACTGCTACTGTATCATCTCCTGTTGTTTCTCTAAATAGTGTCCCATCTTATGCTCTCATTTGGGCTTGTTATCCTGAAAGCTTATATTCATCACAAAATTTTAGTTATGGACAAGAAACAAATATTCATGGTTCTCAACTTACTGACTCTTTCTGCCCTATTCAAACTGTTAATGCCCAAATTAATAGTGTCAATCAAATGAATAACTCTACTCAACAATCACTATGGAAATCTTATGTGGTTAATGGTGGTTGTAAATCATTTGTTGAATGGGCAGCTAAACCTGTTATTAAAACTCTTCTCTCCCCTGATGGTGTACAATATATGTATCCAGCATCTGGCCCAGTTAAATTGAATTTTGGAACTGATTTACATGTTCGTTCTCCTGATGGTACATCACTTTCTAGTGGTACAAATTTCAAGTTCAATGCATCGTTCAATGTTACTCTTAAAAATACTCTCCCATATACTGACCAATTAGTTCTATATGTTGCTTATTGTTATCCCCAGCTTATATCATGTAGCGGGATAAATAACACGTCTATAGTTGTCAGTGCCCTTAGTGTTCAAGACTGTTTATCATTCAAAGACCAACAACCAACTGGCCATTCATCAGCATTTAATACTCATGATTTGGTTGGTTACGGCTTAATGGGTAAAATGCATAGAATGATGTCTCACCCTAAATTTGCCCATAAAATGAGAAAACATAGACTTCATAAAAGACATCTTAAAGACCATATTAAATCTCATATGCCAGAAATGGAAAAACTAGCAATGGTTCAACATGGTGCTGCCATGCATAGTGGTATGGGTACTTCTGGTGGAATGAGACATCATATGAAAAAATCTCGTAAATCTAGAAAACACGCTCTCAAATTTTAAATATAAATAGTAATTTTAATTTTTATAATATATATCATTTAATATACATTATAATGTCTGCTACAATTACAAATAATAATAAGTATTTCAATTTATATGCTAAGTCTTTAAATTTAGATGGTGTTGATGTTGGTAATGATTTAGTAAATTTACAAAATGAAATTGACGCAATATCACAATCTACACAAAATTCATGGGACAATACTAACTCTGGTTCAGTTCCTGTTTCTACTGGTTATTTTTTAACTACTGATGGAATTATTAATGGTGCCGTAGCAAATGGAAATGTTCAATTATCATATACTGACCAAAACCGTCAAGAAACATTAACTATATATAATCCAAACGCACCAAATCTAATTTCAATTGGTGTTGATGATAATGGTGTTGGTGAAATTAACTGTACAAATAAAAATATAGAATGTATTTCTAATTTTAAAATTTCTCATGGATATAATTTAGTTTTATCAAATTTAAATCAAGCAAATGAAGTAAATATTAAATTAGATACTTCATCAAATAATTTAATAATAAATAATGGTGTATTATCTCAAACTAATTTTACTGGAGCATCAGCATATAATTTTAATGGTGGTTCAATATATTCAAATGGTGTACCTATTGGGGGGACAGTTGATTTACAAAAATATGAAGAAGCATTATCAGTTCCTCCAGTTGGTACTTTTATAACTCCACCATGTAATATTGATAATACTGGTTCATTTACTTCTACAAATGATATTGTTGCTTCTAATGGTAATTTAAATATTAGTTTGACTGATGTTAATAGAAAATTAAATGATGTTATTTCTTTATTATATAATTTAACAAATATTCAAATTTCATAAAATAATTATAAATTTATAGAATATAAAAATGTCTCTTGTCCCTGATAAATTAAATTTAACTGCTAATTCTAATACATTTCAAATTTTACAAAATACTGCTGACTCTAATGTTTCAATTACTGCAGCATCTAATGCTTTTGTAAATTTTGTACCAGAATTAAAATGTTCTTCTACTGCTGGTATTGTTGCCTCTGCTGGTGATGTTCAAAGTTATGATGCTACTGGTTCAAAAACATATTCTTTAAATACAATTGGTGCTAATCAAACAACACAAGCTGGACAAATTGCTAATATTATATCTGTTCTTAATACTGCTTTTGGTCTTTCATTATCTTAAATTATTTTATTAAAATTATATATTATCTTTGTAAATAATATATAATGTCATTAATACCGCAGAAATTAAATTTACAAAATGGGAATAATATTTTTTCTATAAATAATGATAATACTGCTTTACAATTTTACAATAAATATGAATTAGTTAATGCTACTCCTTCAAATAATCAAACATTTTTATTTAATTCTGGTGGAACATCAACATTTACAAATTTAATAACAAATGTCAATAATTATTATGTTAGTAATTCTGGGAGTGATACATCTGGAACTGGTGCTTTACATGCTCCATGGTTATCTTTAACTAAGGCTATAAATGTTTTAAATGCTTTATCTGGTGATATAAATGCTGTAATAAATGTTCAAGCTGGAACATATACTGAAACATTACTAACTATTACAAAATCTGGAATAAATATTGTTGGTAATTCTAATTTACCTAATTTATGTGTTATTAATGGAAATATAACTTTTAACATGACACAAAATAGTTCATCATATTCTGTTGGTGGTTTAAGCAATCTTCAAATTAATGGAGTAATTGAACAAGATAATGCAACTATTTATTCAAATAGTTTAGTAGTTAATAATATTATCAGTGTTGCCCCAACTAGTAAAAATTGCGTCATTACCCAAAATTTAGCAGCCGGAATAAATGCTGATATGACTATTCAAAATTCAATTTTATATATGTGTGATAATTCACCAGCTATTGCTATTACATCAACATCAGTAGCCATGGTCAATAGTCAAATTCAAAATTCACCTTTATTATCTGTTGGAACTCAAAGTATGATTATCTGTTCTGGTTCGGGTCGTCTTAATCTTTTTGGTTGTATTCTTACACAAACATCAACTGCTTCAACTGTTCAACCTATAATATCAATTACTAATACCAGTAATGCTACAAGTTCATCAACAATATCAAGTTGTACAATTCAATATACATCTTCAGCAAGTGATGCAGGAACTGGTTTAAAATGTTGTATTAGATTTAATAATACAAGTAGTGCTAACACATATAATTTGATAAATAATTTGTTTATCTGCCAAGGAGCTACAACTACAAACGGTATAATAGGTCAAATTCTATGTGTTCAAAAAGCTTCGGCTGGTGCGGTTGCTTTATCTTATTTTGGAAATTGTGCAGGTTCAACAGCAAATCATTTCCCGAATGCTGGAAGCGGCCTAACAAAAACAGCTTTTATTGCAGTTTCATAATTTTAATTATAACCTATGATAAGACGAACATTATTATTTAAAATTTTTGTTGAATATTTTGAATATAATTTTGGAGATGTAATCCGAACTCTCAACCAATTCTTTTGTTTTGTATCAATACTTTTTTTAGGTTTTAAATTATGTTTATACAAAAAATCAATAATATTATTTAATGTATAATTTTTTGGAAATATAACTGCTTGAATTGACATTATAATATAATAATAAATATATTTTCATAAAAATAAATATAAATATAATACTCATATATATATAAAATGTCTGCTAATCTATTAGTGCCAAACTCATTTTACACTATTTATTGTAAAGAAGTTATACAAAGTGGAGAAGGTCCCGCACCTGCTGGTGCTTCTTATCTTTCTGTAACTGGTTCTTCTGCTAATGCTGTTATTCCAAGTTCATCTGGTGATGTTAAAGTTGTATTTGGTGCAACTTCTACTCCTGGTGCTGATAGTCAAGGAAATACAACTAATTGGACATGGGATCCTAATAATTCACAAGTTAATGTTATTAAAGGTGGATTATTTTTAATTACTTTTAATTATTATGTTTCTGCCGCTGGTATTAATGGTCAAGTATCAATTGCTGATAGTGCTGAGCCTTCTAATTCATATCCTATGGCAACTCCTGTAACTGCGGCTGCTTTCTCTGGTGTTCTTTCATTCAGTCGTATTACTCGTCTTGATGATGCTTCTACATTTTATTTTATTATAAATAATCGTGCTACTGCTGGAAGTGTTAATGTTGGTACATGTAATTTTAGTCTCACTCAATTAGGAGCATAAATTATTTTCTAATTATAAATTAATGGGTAATTATTGTTCTTTTGAAAAAGATGAAATAAATTATTGTGATATGTGTTTAATTCTTGAAAATCGCATTATTATGTTAAATGATAATATAGCACATTTAGAAATTATGAATGATGTTTATATTTCTAAAATTAATATGTTAGAACATCAAATTATGATTTTAGAAAAAGAAAATAAATTTTAGTATTATGAATAATGATATTGAATTAGATGACTTAAATTATAATTATCAAATTAATAATTATAATCATGTAAATATCAATGAAGATGAATATAAAATTGTTGATGTAAATAAATTAAAAAAACACGCATATAAAATATATTATAGTGGTTCAACTATTATAATTGAAATAATAAAAATAGCACCTACTTTATATCATTATTACAATGTTTATAAATTTATGAGAAATTTTATTTAATTTAAATATTTGTATCCCTAATTTGTAAGTTGTATTAAATATTATGGCAATTTAGGTAATAAAAATTTAATTACCAAAGAAAATTATACGAAAAGAAAGAAGGAGAATAATAACCTTCTTTTAAAAATCCATGATGCCTAATTTGGAACCTTTTTCTTCTGTCCTCGTCATAATGGTTCATATTTGAATATAATTTTAATGGTGTAGTATCCTTATAATGGTCGTACATTATATCTCCGAAGGGCATTAATCTTATTCTATTAGTATTATGGTTTTTTAAAATGGCATCATATTTTTTATTAGGTTTATGAGATTTTTTAAATCCTATTAATTCATAAATATTCATACTTAAATATACCATATATTATTGAATAATTTAAAATTTTATCTTTAAATTATCCATTATA